ATAAGTAATGGGAAAGATAAGTATAAGTTCACATGGTTATCAAGTAGTAACGGTAAATGGTAAAACAAAATATGTGCACAGATTAATAGCTGAAGAACATATTCCAAATCCATTTAACTATAAAACTGTAAATCATATCAACGGAAACAAATTAGATAATCGTGTTGAAAATCTTGAATGGATTAGTAGAAGAAAAAATTGTGAACACGCAAGATTAAATGGATTGACCCAATCAAAATTAAATGGTATAATTGATTTAAGTAAAGAACAAGTATTAAAAATAAGAGAATTAAGAAACGAGGGTAATACCTATAAAAGTATATCAAATATGTTTAATAGAGATTATAGAACAATATGGGATATATGTAATTTTAAAAGATATAAAGATTATGTCTTGTAACTGTAAAAAACAAAAGAGAGTTGAGACACAAGTAATAATGGGAGAACCTGAACCATTACCTCAAGAGATAGTGGAACTAACAGATGAAGAAATAGATCACTTCAATAACATAGATATAATAGAACCAATAGAAGATGGAGAATAAACTGATTAAACAATTATATAAATTAAGAATATCTTTCTATAAAAGAAAATTGAAACAAATAATAAATGGATAAGGAATTAAATAGATTGGAAAAATTAAAACAAAACTCAATTGAAAATCCTGGTAAAAAAAAGAGGGGATGTTCATCTTGTAAAAAGAAAAAAGAGGAGGTAACCAAATTAGAACCACTAATTGAGGAAGATATGTTTATCCCAACACAAGAGGATATAAAAGTAGCATACGCAGAACTAACATCCATATTAGGTGTAAAGGATGATAAGAAGGAGTTTATCCAAAAGGTATATACATTCTTATTCAACGAACCATTTGATTGGAATTGTCGTTCATGTGTTAATAACCAAGCAAGAAGATTTAGAATTTACTTAACAGGTAAATAATATAAATATATTATTGTTATATATATTATAATTTATTATTATATATTATATGTTAATAACATGTAGATAACTATTATAATTAAAATTTTTTTAATTGGTTATATTTATTTATATTAGAGTATAAACTATTAACTATGGCAAAACAACGATTGTATTTAATATTAAAAAAACAATGGTACGATTTAATTGAATCTGGTGTTAAAAAAGAGGAGTATCGTGAAATAAAAGATTATTGGAACGCAAGATTTATTGATGGTCAAATAAAAATAGGTGGTAAACTATTTAAACCATCAGAAATTTATATTACTTTTCAATTAGGTTATAGCAATGTAAAATGTATCCATTTTGAATGTACAGGATTACAAATTAAAAAAGGTAAAATAGAATGGGGAGCAGAAAAAAATAACAATTATCACGTACTAAAATTAGGTAAAAGAATATGGAAATAAAATTATATAAAATTAATGAAATAAAATCAAATCCAAATAATCCAAGAATTATTAAGGATGATAAATTTAAAAAATTAGTTAAAAGTATAAAGGAATTTCCTAAAATGTTACAATTAAGACCAATTGTTGTTAATGATGATCTTATTATTCTTGGTGGTAATATGAGATTAAAAGCATGTATTGAAGCAGGTTTAAAAGAGATACCAATTATTTTAGCATCAGAATTAACTGATGAACAACAAAAGGAATTTATCATAAAAGATAATTTAGGTTATGGAGAATGGGATTGGACAACCATTGCTGATGAATGGAATTTAGATGATCTAGAAAATTGGGGGTTAGATTTACCCAAATTTATTAAATACGAGGATATGGAAGACATATCAAATGAAGTTGTTCATGCATATAAAATTGAAATTGAATGTAAATCAGAAGAAGAACAACAAAAAATCTATAACGAATTGATTGAAAAAAATTACACATGCCATCTTTTGACATTATAAAAAAATCCAAACCAAACAAAACATTTCGAGTAGCTTCAATAATAGGTAAATTTGATTTAGAATCTGAAGAAATTATAGAAAAATTCCAAGGTGATATTAATATTAAAAATGATTGGAAGGTAGGTTTAATAGTAGGTAAAAGTGGTACAGGTAAAACAACAATTGCAAAACAATTATTCCCCGAATCTTATATTACGAATTATAATTATAGTGCTGAAACTGTATTAGATGATATGCCATCCAAATGTACCGTGGATGAAATTACATCATCATTTAACGCGGTTGGTTTCAGTTCACCACCATCATGGTTAAAAAGATATGACGTATTAAGTAACGGACAAAAGATGCGTGTTGATTTAGCACGAGCAATATTAGAAGATAATGAATTAATTGTATTTGATGAATTTACCTCAGTGGTAGATAGAACAGTTGCACAAATAGGTTCATTTGCAATGCAAAAGGCTATAAGAAAAAGTAATAAACAATTTATTGCTGTAACTTGTCATAATGATGTAGAAGATTGGTTATTACCTGATTGGGTATTTGATACCGATACCATGACATTTAGGGAATGTGACGTAAAAAAAAAAGACCAGACATTAAATTTGAAATATTCAACACAGCAGATAAGACAATATGGAAAATGTTTGCTAAGTACCATTATTTAAGTCATTATCATCTCAAAGCAGCAACAGTATATATAGCAATAGTAAATGATCAAATTGCGGGATTTATATCCATTATGCCATTACCAGGTAAAGAACCACGTGTAAAAAGGGTTCATAGATTGGTTATATTACCAGACTTTCAAGGTGCAGGATTCGGTGTTAAATTTTTAAATGAAATAGGTAAGTTATATAAAAATCAACATTATAGATTTACTATTGTTACTTCAGCACCATCTTTAATTTATGCATTACAAAAAGATAAATTATGGTCAACAAAACGAATCGGTAGGATGCAAGGTGGTGATAAACTATTAGGGAATTTATCTAAAAGTCGTATTACGGCATCGTTTGAACTTAAATAATATATTTATATATAAGCAAAGAATAAACAAAGAAAAACCAAATCATATGTCAGAATTAGTACCGGGTAAAAACGGAGGTAAAATTAATAGATTTACAAAAGGAGAAAGTGGTAACCCAAAAGGTCGTCCACGTAAAATTATATCAAAATTAAAATTAGATGGTTATAAATTAACCGAAATAAATGATACTATACAAATTATGGTATCAATGACTTTTGATGAATTAAAAAAGATATGGGATAGTCCTGATGCAACCATATTAGAAAAAACAATAGCAGCAGCTTTAAGAAAAAGTCTAAGTAAAGGTGAATTAGATTCAGTTGAAACTTTATTAAATAGAGTTTATGGTAAACCTAAGGGTGATGTTGATATAACATCAGGTGGTTTACCTATATCAATAAACATAAATTTGAAAGATTAATATGAAACACGTAACAAATAAAGATCAAACTTGGATGAGAGACCAAGTATCAACTGAAGGTTTATTGGACCTGATAAAAGAATTGGGTGATAATTCAGATAAGACAATGATTGAAATAGGATCATTTGTTGGTGAAAGTACGGTCCTCTTTGCACAATCATTTAAGAAAGTTATTGCAATTGATCCGTTTGAAGCGGACTACGATCCACAAGACTCAACATCTTATTTTTTTGATTTTGACAATGTTTACCAAACATACTTAGACAGGATTACTGTTTATTCTAACATAGAGACGATTGTAGACACTTCTAATGACGCAGTGAAGGAATTGGTAGGGAAAGAATTTGACTTTATCTATTTGGACGGATTACACACATACGAGGGAGTTAAGACAGATATACAAAACTATCTACCACTTGTTAAGAAAGGTGGAGTTATTGGAGGTCATGATTACGTTCAAGGTTGGCCAGGAGTTATTAGTGCGGTAGACGAGTTGTTCGGTCAACCTGATAAAGTGTTTAAAGATAACAGTTGGATAAAATATGTATAATGGATAAGATAGAATTTGTGATACCCACACATAAAAGGGTGGACCTACTAATAACAGTAATCAGTTCAATCGTTGCACAAACAAATCCAAATTGGAGAATACACGTTGTTGCTGACGGACCACCTGAAGATGTTAAAGAAAGATACTTAGATATTATTGCGTTCTTTGATGAACATAAGGATAAAATTAAGTTTTCAACAACACACGTACGATATAATGATTGGGGACATACACCACGTAATATTGGAATGAAAGCAGCAACTGAAGAATGGGTTGTTATGACAGGGGAAGATAATTATTACGCACCAACATTTGTAGAGAACTTCCTATCATCAGTTAAAGATAGAAATGATGTTAATTTTGTATTCTGTAATATGGTCCATAATTGGGTGAATGATGATTACATTCCAATTCAATGTGCAATAGAATTTGGTAAGATTGATATTGGAAACTTTATGGTAAGAACACATAACGCACAGAAACTAAGTTTAAAGGTAGAATTAGAACAAGCAGACTATTGGTTTGTGGAAGAATACCTTGCAAGATTCCCTGAAGGGAAGATAATTCATGTAGATAAAATATTGTATGTCCACAACTAAAGTAGCACTAGTATGTGTAGCAAAGTGGGAGGACCATTACTTAGAAGAATGGTTGGAGTATAACCACAAATTAGGATTTGATAAGATCATCATGTATCAGAACGATTGGAGATGTAGTATTGAGAAACCATACCTACAAAAAGAAATATGTGATGGTAGATCAATACAGGTCCCATTATATAACAACGTATTACATAACAATACAGAATACGATTGGATTGGGTTCATAGATTGTGATGAGTTTATTGTATTAAAGAAACATAACAACATCAAAGAGTTTATTGACGACTATAAGGATAAGACTAATGTCATAGGATTGAATTGGTTCTTCTATGGTAATATGGACCTTAAGAATAGATATTGTAATTCATTACTTAAGATGTTCCCAAAAAGGAATATGAACACAGACCAACATATTAAAGTATTGGTCAACGCAAGATCAGGGGAAAGAATGATGTTACCACATAACACACACGGTCCCGCAATGGATACAAATGGAAAGAAATTCCACGGACCATTCAATCCTAATGGACCATCAGATGTTGCGGTGATAAATCATTACCACAATAAGACAAGAGAGGATTGGATGTTAAGATGTGATAGAGGAAGGGTTGATTGTGATATTCAACATGATAGAGATAGATGGGATAATGAAGTAGGTCATAATGAAGATGTGGAAGACCTATCCGCGTATAACTTTTTATATGGAAATACAAATTAATCCAACAGATAAACAAAAACATACTTTTAAATTATTATTAGATGATAAGACGAATATTATTGTATATGGTGGATCCGCCGGTGGCGGAAAGTCTTGGTTGGGTTGTGTCTGGATTACTACTGTCTGTCTACAATATCCTGGCGTAAGAACATTAATAGGTAGATCGGTATTACAACAATTAAAATTAACAACACTTAATACACTATTTGATGTATTAAAGATGATGGGATTAAAATCAGGGGAACATTTCAACTATAATGGTCAATCAAATGTAATCACGTTTATTAATAAATCAGAAATTATATTAAAGGACTTAGCGTTTCAACCATCTGATCCGAACTATGATTCTCTTGGTTCAATGGAAATATCCGCTTGTTTCATAGATGAAGCTACACAGATTACCTCATTATGTTATTCAATATTAAAGTCTCGTATAAGATATAAGTTAAATGAGTATAAACTAATACCAAAAGTATTAATGACTTGTAATCCATCCAACAATTGGATCAAAAAGGACTTTTATTTACCATTTGTTAATGAGACATTACCTCATAATATGGCCTTTGTGCCAGCACTCCCATTAGATAACCCACATCTACCTCCAACTTATATTAATATGTTGAAGGAATTACCACCACAACAAAGAAAAAGATTATTAGAAGGAGATTGGAATTATATGGATGACACAGATAGTCTATTCAACTTTGATTCAATATCCAATTCAATATTCCTACAGACACCAAATCCACAAGATAAGAAATATATGTCAGTTGACGTAGCAAGGTTTGGTGATGACAGGTCCGTAGTAATGGTTTGGGTTGGTCTGGTGGTCGTGGAATGTCTTGTCTATAGTAAGTTATCAACCACAGAATTATCCTCCGAAATTAGGTCTCTAATTGAGAAACACGGGATACACCCATCAAACATTATAGTGGATAGTGATGGCGTAGGTGGAGGTGTTGCGGATCAGATTAGAGGAACAAACTTTGTCAATAATAGTTCACCATTACATAAACTAAATTTCAGTAACCTAAAGAGTCAATGTTATGTTAAATTATCTGATTTATTTAAAGAAAATAAAATATCATTAAATATATTAGATCCAACTGTAATAGATTTATTAACACAGGAGTTATTAGCAGTAAAATTAAAAGATACAGATAAGGATAATAAAGTTTCAGTACAATCCAAGGATGAGATGAAAAGGATATTGGGTAAATCACCTGACTTATCTGACGCACTTATGATGAGGATGTATTGGGAGATAAAAAATATAAAAGCGTCAGGAAGATACGCAATAGGTGTAGTGGGTGGAAATAACTATACCTCAATAAACAATATAAGATAATATGAAAAAAATAACATTTGAATTAGAAGGAAAAGAATATCATTTACCGTATTACCTATCAATAGGTGATTATGTAAAGATCTTTAAAGTTAAAGACTTATTCCAAGATGAATACTTTGCAATCAAGTTGATCAACATTATTACTGGTGCACCGATGGAGTTATTAATGAAGGCCAACAGACAAATAATCAATAACTTATCAGGTGAGTTATTAAAGATAATCCCAACACGTGAACCTGAGTTTGCGGATAAGTTTACATTAGATGGTATTGATTATGGATTTATACCATCATGGAAAAATATATCATTTGGTGAGTTTGCTGACTTAGATACACTTATGACCAAGAAACCTGAAGATATGTTAAATTATCTACATATTATTACAGCAATACTTTATAGACCTATTACAAAAAATAAGGGTAAACATAAATTTGAGATTGAGGAATATAATGTTCCTATGATGGAGGAACGGGCGGAGTTGTTCAAAGATAAATTAAATGTGGAGTACGCTTTAGGGTCTCAGTTTTTTTTTATTCATTTCGCAAGGATTTATTCAAGAAATACCCCAACATCTTTGAAGACATGGATGAAAGTAAGTTGGATGCAGATAAAATTCGTATGGAGATGGAGGAGTCAGATTTGGAAAAGTCTATGGAACAAAAATTCGGATGGTACCTTGTTCTTAACAGAATTGCAGATGATGACATTACAAGACACGATAGCATCGCTAAGAAAGGAATTATTGAAACCTTAAATATGTTGTCCTATTTGATAGAGAAAGATAAGGAAGAAGTTAAGAGAATGAAAAAGGCCAATAATATTATATAATTTCAGGAGACGAAATACCAAAACATATATTTACTATTAGATGAGTAATATAACCTATAAACAATTATTAACGTATTTCAGTAGTATTGCGTATCACCACGAACAGATCAAGTCATTTGGATTCGGTGATTACACACAGATTACCAACGATATACTGACCAAGAAGGAACCATTATACCCACGTATGTATGTTGTTCCTGAACAGGTTCAATTCAATCAGAATCATATACATTATAATTTTGGTGTTGTGTTTATGGATAGAGTTGAAGATGACTTATCCAACTTAGATGATGTTATGTCTGATACATTGGAACTAGCATCAGATATTTTTACAGTATTTTATCAATCATATACATATGAGACAGGAGACTTTAGTAAGATTGTAGTAGGTGATTGGTCACCTGAGGTAATACCATTTACAGAAAGATTTAATACTATACTTGGTGGTCATACACTTCATATTAAATTGACAATACCATTTGATTACAATAGTTGTGTTTTACCAATTATAGATGATTTTGGTTTTGGTCAAGATCAATCGTTTAGTTCTTATTATCAAGTATTAAGAGATTGGAAAGAGTTTGCTGCAGCACACGAACAGGTGAATAGTTATGGGTTCGGTGATGTGACACAATTGATTAATAATATAGAAACAAAAGTAGAACCATTATATCCACGTTTATACTTTCTACCTGAAACAAGTACATTGAATCAAAATCAATTAGATATAAACTTTGATGTTAGATGTGTGGATAGAGTTGAAGATGATTTATCAAATCAACAAGACGTATTATCAGATACATTAGAAATAATGAAAGACTTTTACGCTAAGGCGTATTTATCTGATTATGAGGTTTTATGGAACGCATCATTAAATCCAATATTACAAGACACACAAACAGAATTAGGTGGTTGGAGTTTAATAGTTACAATTCAACAGAAATTTGATTACAATAGATGTGTATTACCATTAACAAGTTTTGCGGAAGGTATTACATGGGAAGAATTAAATAGAAGGTGGAAAGAAATAAATCAAGAATGGGAAAGAGTTAAAAAAATTAATTAATATAATATGGGTGCTTTAAATAATTTATATGTAAGTAGTAGTTTTCAAGGGTTAATGAAATTAACCAATAGTGCTACAGGTTTAACAAATAGTTTACAAACAATACAAGCGGGTGATGGTTCTGATAGTCCATTACAAATGAGTTTAACTCAAATGAATATATCAGGATCATTTACTGTAAATAATTTACCTATTACAGGTTCAACTTCAGGTACTGCGGGAACATCAGGTACTAGTGGAACATCAGGTTCTTCAGGTAGTGATGGTTCATCAGGAACAAGTGGATCAAGTGGATCATCAGGTAGTGACGGTTCATCAGGTACAAGTGGTAGTTCAGGTAGTGATGGATCTAGTGGTACATCAGGGTCTTCAGGAAGTGATGGTTCATCAGGTACATCAGGTTCTTCAGGTAGTGACGGTAGTTCAGGAACTAGTGGAACAAATGGTTCAATGGGTTCTAGTGGTTCAGATGGAACTAGTGGTACTTCAGGATCAAGCGGTAGTGATGGTTCATCGGGTACATCAGGTTCTTCAGGTTCAGATGGTACAAGTGGAAGTAATGGTACAGATGGAACATCAGGAACGAGTGGTGTTGGATTAGGTTTATTATCTAAAAATTATCAATTAGTAAAAACAGATTTTACTTGGGGAGGAGTTTATTCAAATAAAACAATTACATTTAGCACACCATTTAGTTCAACAAGTTATTCAATTGATTTTCAATGGACAATAGATGGTGTTGAATTTTATGATTTAGGTCAATCAGGAAATATACCTGTTAATATATCAGGAAAGACAGCATCAGGATTTACACTTTCAATAGGTACAGATGTTACCGCAAATAATGATTTTATTGGTTATGTTCAAGCAATTGCAACAGGTGAATTTGGTGTAGCACAATCAAGTGGTACATCAGGAACAAGTGGTGTTAGTCCGTCATTAGTTGGACTTATTACAACAGGTTCATTTGCATCAAGTCAAGCAATATCAGGTGCGTTTGTATTTACGATGGATACAAATAATGGTGATGAATTTAAAATTATTGGTGATTCACCTTCCATTAATATAGGTTTAAATACAAATAATTCAGGTTCACAATATCCAAATATAAATGTTAATCTTAATAGTGTTAATTATTTTGAAAATGTTTTTGGAGGTTATAGTATTAATGATGTTGGAACAGGAAATGGTATTGCTTTAACGATGAACACATATACAGGAGTATATAGTTCAACACCAAATGAAGCAGTAGCGGTAATTGGAGGTGGTGGTGAATATTCAGGTGATAATACTGCAATAGGATTTAGAAGTGGTAGTATAGATTTTTGGAAACCAACTAACTTTAAAAGAGGTGGTGTTGTTGTATCAGGTTCATTAAATGTAACAGGTGGAATAACAGGTTCAATAGATAAAACAGGTTTAATTACAACAGGTAGTGCAACAACAGGTTCTCAAACAGTTAAAGGTGACTTTAAATTTGATACAACATATACAGGTTCATATCCTGCAACATCACAAAATGGTGGTTCAAATATTTTTTATGCAGATTATAGTAATTTTAGTGAGGGTAGTTTGTTTTTATTTTGGGGTAACAATAATTGGGTCGGTATTACAGTAAATGGACCAGGTGTTACAAATGCAACTATAACATCAATTAATTTTGATGCATATTATGAAATGACTTTATCAAGTGGTACAGTTACAAATGGTGCAACATATACATTTACAGGTCCAGCGTTTCAAACAATAGATATTACAGGTTCACTTCAATCAACAATTGAAATGAAGGTTATTGGATCTAATAATATAAATGGTTTAGATACAAATGGTCTTTATTCTAAAACACCTGATGGTTCAATTCAAGCAAACGTTCAAGCAACTGATGGTATTAATGTAGGTAGAAATGACACATTTGATTATTTAAGAATGGTTATTACGGGGTCACAAAATGGTGCTGGTGCAGAATATGCGGGACCACAAATTGCACAGTCAGCAAACTTTACAAGTAGAACACAATTTGGTTTCCAAGATACTGGAAACTTTACTGACGGTAGAATATACGCTTATCAATTAATGGATATGAAGAGTGGTTCAACAATCACAGGTTCATTAAGAGTAACAGGTGGAATAACAGGTTCATTACAAGGTACATCATCTTTTGCTACAACAGCGTCTTTTGCTTTAAATACAAACGTAAATAGAGATGGATTAATAACAACAGGTTCAAATTCATTTCCACAACAAAATATATCAGGTTCACTAAGAATAAATGGTGGAAGTAATACCGCTGATGCTTTACGTGTTACAGGTAGTATATTACTTTCAGGTTCATTTAACAATATGAATATTTGGAGAGGACCAAATGATAATGGACAATCTATAGGTTTAGGTTTCAATACATTAACAAACTCTATAAGTGGTAGTCAAAACGTTGCAATTGGTTCTGCAGCTTTAAGAGATAATATTTCAGGGTCAAATAACGTGGCAATAGGTACTGCAGCTTTATCTAGTAATATAACAAGTAATAATACTGCAATTGGTGCAAGTGCTTTATTGAATAATACTTTAGGTCAAAATAACTTAGCAATTGGTGGTGGATCATTAACTACTAATGTAGATGGTTCAGGTAATGTTGGTATTGGAAATTCAACTTTATTAAGCTTAAATGGTGGTAATAGTAATATTGCAATTGGTCAAGCAGCAGGACAATCAATCACAACAGGTAATGTAAATACCGCAATTGGTTCGTTCTCTTTAGCTAATGGTGGTTCAGCACAAGGTAATGTGGCAATCGGTACATCTACAATGCAATACGCAAGTGGATCAGATAATATTGTAATTGGTCCAAATGCGGGTGCTTATTTAACAGGTTCAAAACAATTAATATTTGATATTCAAGATAGAAGTTCAAATGGATACCAAAATGGATCAATCATTTATGGTAAAATGGATTCTACTGTATCAAACCAAACATTACAGATCAATGCA